TCGATGATGACGACGTCTACACCCAAATCGATCTCAGTGATGGCGAACACGTCGACACCATCTATTTCTCGCTCAACCAGAGTCCGCTATTTGCCCATACGGAGAGCGACTGGGATGCAACCCGCGTTTTCGATCTAGCCACGGCTGTGCTGGGCGCAGCTTGTGTAGGAACCGATCGGATTGGCTTTTACCGGCGCTATGACGCGATACAGAGGCAATCCAGCACGGACTATGTCGACCGCGGTCGTAACGCCAACCGCTATTCGCTACTCACCGGCAATATGAAGATCTGCGGCGTGACCATGTCCGTCGGATCGAGCAGCCAATATTCCCGTTCGTTGGGATACGGAAGCTCGCTCAGGTTCACGCTATGACGCTATCGATCCTGCTTCGGGCGCATAGACGTCCATCCTCAGCCCGGTAGCGAAAAGCCCAGCTTGCCCTCGCGGTGCGCCATTTTCATCGCCTTGGCGAAGGCATTGCGGTTGGCGATGATCTGGCTCTCGCTCAAGCCGCGCGCGCTATGATCGTGATAATGATATCCGCCGGAGCCATCGTTCGCGGCGGCCGGCGCGTTCGAATTGGCGGCGGCGCCCCCTAACATCGATCGTAAGGGCTGCGCGGCCCAGGCGGGGAGCACCATTTCCCGCTCATGCAGCATGGTCAGCCCGCCGTCGACGTCCCAAATGCCGCCGGCCCCGCTGGGAATGGCCAGAGTGGAAATGAAGGCCATAGCACCGGAATATGCCGTTGCCGCTGCCGCGGGCGCGAGGCCTGGTCCGACGATAGGGATGGCTGCCGTTGCGGCATAGGCGCCTGACCCTGCGACGGCGGCATTGCTGGCAATCTCGCCGGTCGCCGCCGCCTTGCTCGCCGCCCCGCTCAGCAACAGTGCCGACAGATGCTGCACCAGCCATTTCTGGATGATCTGGGCAAGCGCGTCGGACAGGATGCCGACCATGCCCTTGTAGAGATTCTGGAGGGTGGCCGCAAACGACTGCTGGAATGTCAGAAGCTTGGAAAAGTTCTGGCTCCACAATTGGGCGGTCGCGTTGATCGCCTGTCGCTCGACTTGGCTACTCTCGAGCAGCGCCTTGCGCTTGAGATCGACGATCTTCGCATCTGACGCCTTGGCCGCATCTTCCTTCTTTTTCTGCAACGCCTTCCACTGCGTCAAATCGTTCGCGTACAGCTTCTGCTGGTCGGCGAAGAACTTCTCCTCGGCGGCCTTCCGAGCCTGTTCGGTCTTGATCTCTTCCTGGAGCAATTGGCCCTGAGTCTTGACACCCATCTGGACGAGGAACTCGCCGGATTTCTGGGCCGTGTCGATACGATCCTGCTGGTCCTTTTCGAAGTCCTGGATGGTTTTATCGTCGATCTTGGCCAATTCGGCGGAGGTTTTGCTGGCCGAGACGACGATTTGCCTATCGCCTTGCTCGGCGGCCTTGACCTTCGCGTTGGAAACCGGGGAGCCCTTTCCGGCGCTCCCGCCACCGGCTGGCCGCCGTACACCCCGGCCACCGCCCTGGCCGGACGTGCCCCCGGTTCGACCATTGTCGCCACCTTTTTCATCCGTGCCGCCGGGCACATGCGCGATTCCGCGGGTGGGAGCCGGACCGGGCACGGCTTGCCCGTTAGCCGCTGCCGCCATCGTCTTCGCCAGGTCGGCATAGACTGCCTTGATCTTCGCCGCCGTCTCGATCGCATGCTTCTGGATGCGGTCGAGTCCCGATTGCCAGTCGCCTGCGATCGCGCCCCAATTCAGCGTGAATACGTCGCGCGCGATCGTGCCCATCATCGTCAGCCGGTCGATGAACAGGATGATCGCCGCCTTGATCACCTCGATGACGATGATCACGCTGTCCTTCAGGATTTGCCAGGTGTCCTTGAACAGGTTGAGTGCGGTTTCCGCCATTTGGGTCGCATTCGGCGTCTTCACTCCGAACGCGTCGCTGATGTCGCTCACCAGCGCCCCGACGATATCGACGACCGCATCCCACAACGCTTTGAAGATCCCAGCCACCGCGTCGATCTCCACGCCCAGCTCTTTGACCACGAGGATGACTACGTCGAAGATCTTGGCCACCGCGCCACCCGACGTGTAGCTGTCGATACAGGCTTTGACCAAGCCAGTGAAGCTGCTGACTATTTCGGTCAGCACCGGCGCCAATGCATCGGTCAACACGTTGCCCATGCCCGTCCAGGCAAGTTGGGCTTCGTTGACCGACTCGCCAAGTTTGGTGCCGCGCTCGATCGCCCGGTCGTTGGCGGCACCATAGGATTCGGTCTTCTGCGCCAGTGCAGAGATCGCCGCGCCGCCCTGGTTCAGGAATGGGATCGCCTCAGCGCCGCTCTGGCCCATCAGTTTGATTGCCATCGCGGTTTTTTGCGGGCCATCGGCGGTCTTGGCGAACTTGTCGGCAACCGTGGTCAGGATCGTCATCTGATCCGACCCGGCCTTGATATCGATGCCCAGCTTCTTGAACGAGTCGGGACTCTGTTTGAAATTCTTGTCCAGCGCCGCGGTGCTCTGCGACAATTTGGTGAAGTCGGTTCCGGTCGCCTTCGCCATGCCCTGCAGCAACTGTACCTGGTGCGTCGACATGCCGAGCTGCTTGGACAGGACGGTGATCTTCTCGGACGACTCGCCCATCGCGATGATCGCTTCGGCCGCCTGCTTGCCGACCTCGATCAGGCTGCCCGCCATCTCCTTGGCACCGTTGATCCCTTCGACCAGCTTGCCGAACCCGCTTTTGCCTTCGCCCGACTTGGCCGCCATTTCCTGCAGCGCCGCGCTGTTCTCCTTCAGCGAGATGGCCATTTCGTTCAAGCCGCTCACGATCTCCTGCGGCTTCAACCCACGCATGCTGGCGGCCAACCCGTCGATCGACTGAGCGTTGCGCTCGACCGCGCCGCGCATCCCGGCAAAGCCTTCGGTCATGCTGTCCGCGGCGCCCCGGACCGAGCTCTTCAGTTCGCCCAGATCGCCGCGAACGTCCTGCAAGCCCGCCTCCACGCCGGATGTGTCGGCCGTGATCCGGATGGAGACGATATCGCTCATGACATGTCCTTCAGTTTCTGGAGTATCGCTTGCGATGCGGCCGCAGTATCGCCGCCGGCGACGGGCATCGCGACCTCGGCGGAAAGCCGCGCCAACGTGGGCTGGTCGGGCGAGATCTCCCGTGTCTCCACCGAATTGCGGTCGTCACTGGCGATCAGATCGACTCCCAGCGCTCGCGCGATCGCAACCGCCGCAATATTGAGCGGAGGGCCGGTTCGCCGCCAGGTCCGATGCTGCGCATCGACATCGGCCAGCCCCCAGTCGCGTTCGATCGCGACCTTCGATCCGCCCTCTATCCCGGCGGCAATCAGATCGTGGACGAGCTCGGCAAGTCCGTGCTCGAGGCTCCCACCGACGCCGTTTCCGTGGGAGCCGTCGCTTCCCCCTTGCGCTTCAGCCCCGATTCCTCGCTTAGCTCCAGGAATGCCGTCTGGAGCCCGACGAACTCGTCCATCGACACGTTCGCTTCCAGATAGTCGGCGGTCAGCACGGGATCGATCTTGACCAATCCGATCGACAGCACGTTGAGCAGATCGAGCGCCGAATCCATCAGATCGGACAGTGATCCGCTGCCATCGGTTTTGCGCTGGATGTTGTCGATGAACGGTGCCGCCCGGCGCAGTTCGCCGAGCTTGTAGGGCGCGATCGCGAAATCGCGCCCAAGGACGTGGATATTGGCCATCTTACTGCGCCGACCCCCATTTCAACACGTTGCCCGACGGATCGGCGAATGCCGAGAAATCGAGTTCCGGGATCATGAAGTCGTCGACCTTGGTTTGCAGCGCGAGCTTGTTCGAAACGCAGGAAAACAAAGTCAGCGCCAGCCCGTTGCCGCCCAGTTGGTTGAAGAAATCGGCACGGAAGGTAGGCGCCTGACCCATCTGGAGATTCTGCACCACCGAGGTCTTCGCGACGGTGGAGGTCGCCGTGTAGCTGTAGTTGATGAAGACCACCTTCCCGGTATCGGCGGCGGCGAACAGATACGCGCCGGCGGTGACGCTATATTGGCCGGCGGTCGGAGCGGAAGCGACGCGCGTCATCGGGTTGCCGCTGGCATCGCGTACGCCCAGGTCGCTCGCCCAGGTGCCGCTGCCGGGCACGGTCGGCGTGATCGTGAACGGCGTCGCCGGGATCGTCGCGCCGGTGACGTCGTTGACGATGCTGTACAGGCTCGACGTCACCGTCTGGCCAAAGAACAGGCTGTTCATCACCGCGCCGTTGAACTGGCCGTATTTGGCCTTGCCGGTGATCTTCATCTTGCCGCGGCCGACTGCGACCGGGAACTGGTTGGAGCCGTACAGCTCCTTGATGTCGCCCTGGATATCGATCGAGACTTCCTGCGTCACCGCGAGCATCAGCGGCGTGGGATTGGCGATCGCTGCGCCCGTCGCGTCGAAGGTCGGCGTGCCCCACAGCACCCCGGCACCGAAATTGTACATGGCCATGCCAATTCTCCAATAAAAAGCCCGCAAGAAGCGGGTGTTAGTGTACGTAGTTTAAAGTGATTGGTAACTTAGACGGGAGTGCAGCCAGCACGCGCGATCTGGCGTCGCTCGTCGTCGCTCAAGTCGGCGGGCGCGGTGAGCACACCATCCTCGACATGGATTTCGCGCCCGGTCGACAGCGTGATCGCAGCGACATGGGCCGGCGCCGCGAAGCGCAGCGGCGTAGATGAGGTCGCCGCTGCGTCGTCCGCCGTCGGCGTCGGGGGATCAGTCTCGGCCGCAGCGGATTGCGATCGTGCCATTGGTGTCTCCGTTATCGTCAGGGAAGGATGATGGTGATCGGCACGATCAGCATGGCCTGACCGTCCAGGTCGCCATTGTCCTTGTGGATCGTGCCGTCGATGAACGCGCGATAGGCGAGTCCGCCGAGCGTCTGCCGCGCACCGGGAAGCGCGGGGCGAAACGCCGCCTCGATCGCGTCGAGGATCACGTTGCTGGTTTCGGCTGGGGTCGCCGCCTGATCCTTGCCGCCGCGATGATAGATGATCCAGCTCGCGCGCAGGCTGTGCTTGTCGAGCTGCCCGTCGAGCGAGGTAACCGTCTCGGTGCCCTCGATCTGGTACAGTCCGGGCACCGGCGCCTTGTCCCACATCTTGAGTCGGCGCGAGCGCTCGACAAAGCTTTCGTCATTGCCCCAACGCACGTCGCCCAGCGCCAGCAATGCGTCGAACACTTGGTTGCGGCTAGTCATCCGATCGCCTCCTGTGCAGCGGTGATCGCCGCCAGTTTCAGCGCCGCGGCGATCTCGTCGGCCTCGTCGCCCAACGCGCTCGCCAGATAGGGGCGCGCCGGAAAACGGGACCCGGGATGGTGGACCACCCGCGCGAAGACATGTTTGCCACCCGCCGCGAAGGCGAGTGCCTTGGCCTTGTCGGGCACGATGTCGTGCGGTGACGTACTGCCACCGTGCTCCAGGATCGCTGCGTAACGTACGCTATCATTGACGAATACCTCGCCGACGATGCTGTCGCCCTTGGTCTCGACCATGCGCTCGACCGCGCTTGCCAGCCGCCCGGTGCGCGCGTTCAACATCTGGCCGTGGAGCTTGTCGTCGATCACATGCCGCTGCAGCTCGGCGGTCGCCGCCGTCGCCTTGGCTTCGACCGCCGCCGACACTTGCGACGACAGGCGGTCGAGGCCTGCGCTCAACCCTTCGGCCTCCAGCGTCACGCTCACAGTGGCGCCGCCAACATGTAATTGTTGAGCCGGGCGAGTACCGCCTGGTGCATCGCCTCGCGGCTGAACGCGACGGTGGTCGCGCCCGAACTCGCGTGGCTGGTCTCGCCGATATGCGTGCGGGCCGAATAGGCCTCACCGACCAATTCGGTCACGGCCAGCATCAAGTCGGCGGGAACCGCGTCATATCCCGCGACATAGGTCACGCGTACCGGCCGATCATACGGCGTGCGCGATCCGACCAGGATCACGCTGCGCCCGTCGGTGGCCACGCCCGATGCGGCGCCCACGGCATCGACCGCATTGTCGATCCGCGTCTCGCCCCATTCGACCGACGTCACCGACTGGACCGGCCAATTCCGCAGCAGAAACCGCGACCCGCCGGTGCCGCGATAGGTCTCGACGTGCGTCGTCGTTAGGACGGTGCGCTGGATCGTGTTCTCGACGAATGCCGACACCTGGGTGACCAGATCGCCCAGGAGCGCGTCGTCATTGTCGCTTGAAATGTTGAGCCAGCGTTTGACCGCCGACAGATTGGTGAGGTCGCCCGCCGCCATGACGTCACGCTGCCGCGAAGATGAAGCCGTGCGCGCGCAACTCGGCGGCAGCGAGGACCGGAACCCTCACGATGCCCTTGGCATCGGAGGCAAACGACTGTCCGCGCCAGCTGCACCCGGCGCCGTTCTCGTGGCGCATCGCGACGGTATCAACGATCGCCACCTTCGTCGTGCGGCGCGTGGAAGGGTTGTCGGCCAAGCGGCATCTCCTCTGAACGAAAAGACCCCGCCGGTCATCGCGGCGGGGCCAGGAAAGCCCGGGGGCGGGGGGGCTTTGTTCCCCTCCCGCTTGGCGGGAGGGGTTAGGGGAGGGCATGTCGCCATCACGACTGAAACAAGCCCTCCCCCAACCCCTCCCGCAAACGGGAGGGGAGCGATTACCGATCAGCCGTTGGCGATATTGGCGATCACGCCCATCGCGAACGGCGCGTAGACTGCCAGCGTCTCCTCGACATACACGCCCGACATCTCGGCGCGCGTCGTGATCGGCCAGTCGATCTGGTAATAATCGCGGCGCACCTTCATCTCCGCGACGTTGGGCACCTCGCTCGACTGGTATTGGACCGGCAGGTCGCCCGCCCAGCCCAGGATCGTCCCCGCCGACACATTGGGGTGCAGGCGGATCGGAATCTTCTTATTGAGGTACGGGTTGTAATAATATTCGACCACGCCGCCGGCAGTCAGCGCGACTTCGCCCGCCTTGGGATCCTGGAAGTAATTGAGCAGCGACGCGGTGCCCGACGCCAGCACCTTCTTGGTGATGTTCCGCTGCTCCTGGCTGTTCACGTAGAGCACGTCGACCGAACATTGATAATTGTCCCACATCGATTGCATCATCACGTCGATCTCGGCCACCGATCCCTGCCCTGAAGAGGTGAGGGTGGTGCCCGCACCCGGCGTGCCAGTGGCGAGATAATTGACATACGCGCCCGATCCCGGCTTCAGCGCGGTGGTCAGCAAACCGTCGAAGGCGGTGGTGTTGGTCGAACAGTCCGCGCTGATCGCGGTCGCGGCTTGGTGAGTGCCGGCAAGGGCACCGCTGAACACCACCGAATTGGTCGATGTGATTGCCTCGAGCTTCTCGCTGCCCGCCGTACCGACGAACCAGGCATAGCCGGCGGCACCCTGGATCGCGGGGACGCTGCAGGACAGCGCCTGACCCGACGCGGTTGCCTGGCTCGCGGCCGCCGACTTCATCGACGAGCCGCCGTTGATCGTGAAGCTCTTGCCATCGGCGCCGGTCACCGACTTTGACGTCGCGACACCGCCCGACAACGAACTGTTGCGCATCCCTTCCATCGTCAACGCGACGACGATCACCGAATAGGTCGCTGCCGGCAGCGTCGATCCGGTACCGCCGACGCTCAGCGTCGGCGCCGCAGGCGTGCCGAGCACCAGCGAGGCGTTGCCAAAGATCACCCCCGCTTCTTCCTTCAGCATCGTTTTCTGCAGCAAGCGCTGCGTCATCGACGCCTTGATGTCCTCGAAGGTACGGCCGGCAGAGATCGCCTCGAACGTCGCCTGGTCTTCTTCGCCAAGGGTGCGATACGGCGCCGCGCGGTCGGCAGTGGTATAGGCCATCTGCCCGGCGCGCTGGCCCTCGGGCACCCAGGGCGTGTTGTCGAAACCCGAACCGGTCAGCGCGGTGACGGACTTCCAGTTGGTTGCGGTGCCGCCACCGCCACCGACGCGTGGCAGGGATTTGATGATCGGCGTGTTGACCGGATAAAGGTTCTTGGCCGGCGCCTGCAGGTCATAAGCGACCAGGCCAGTGCCGGTCGAGATCGCCTTTTCGACCATGTCGGGACGTCCGCCCGCCATCAGCATGATCGCGCGCGAAATATTCTCGTCGGGATTGGAAAGGCTGGTGACGAGCGACTTCTTGATCTCATCCGGAGTCAGGTTGGTCATTGCTATCCGTCCTTTGGATAGGCGCAAGGAGCGAGGCCCGGGCGCGACGGCCCGGGCGACAGGTTCAGGCGGCTGCGCGGGCCGCGTGAACCAGGGTCGGATTGGACAAAGCGATGCGCAGCAGGAACTGGCCGCGCTCCTGCTCGGGCAGGGTGTCGATCACTTTCTTGAGGTCATCGGCGCTGATCGCCGGCGCGCCGCTGGCGGAATTAGGGGAGGCGTCCTCGACTTTGCTTACCGCGCGCAGCGGCCCCGCCGCGGTCCTGGGCGCGGCGGGCTCAGCCTCGACCTGTTCCAGCCGCTTGGTGAGGTCGGCGATCGTCGCGTTCAGCATCGTGATCGTGTCGCCGAACCGTTTGGCGAGATCGGTCATCATGACGTCACCCATGGCATCGCCGCGCCGCAGCTTCTCGGTTTCCTCCTCGGGATCTGGAACGGGTGGCGTAGCCTGCAAGCGAGGGCGGCGGGCAGCATCCGCCGGCGGCCGGTCTGCGTCGCCGCAATTCTCCTTGCAGCATTGTGCGCCCAGCGCGACGAGGTGATCGTGTGCCGCCTGGACGCGATCGGCATCGGCTTGGGCTGCCCCGGCGTCATCCGCGTCGGCGTCATCAGTGTCGTTGCCGGCATCGCCGGTCGCGACACGCTTTACTCGATCCTTGCTATCCGGCGCCGGCTTGGTCTTGGACCTGGGCGGCGGTGCGTCGTCGTCGTCGGCATCGGCCGGTGCATCGCCATCACGCGGCGCATCGGAATCGTCCGTGTCGGCATCGATATCGGCTTGCGGGTCGGCCGATTCCGGCTTTGGCCGCGGTTTGGCTGCGGGCTGCGCACCAGGCTCGGGACGGGCAGGGGCCTGCTCGCCGGCCGCCGGTCTGGCTCCTGGCTTGGCGGGCGGTTGCTTGTCCTGGTCGTCCGGCTTGCCGCCGTCCGAATCCGTGGTGGGAGCATCGGCGTCGGCCCCCGCATCCGGGTCGCGATCATCGTCTTGGTCGTCTTCGTCGTCGCCCAAATCGCTTGCCAGCGCCGCGGCGATCAGCCGTTCGCGCGCCTTGAACAGGAAGTCCTTGTACCGGCGCGATCCCGCATCCTCGGCCAGTTCGCGGGCCTTTGCGACCACCTCGTCGCCACTCGGAACATACTCCATATCGGCCTTCCACATGTTGATGACGGCGTCGGGGTTGCAGGGGCTGTCGACCAGGCTGATCTCGACCAGCTTCAGTGCGGTGATCACGCTGCGATCGGCGGTGTCGCGCTTCAGCACCTTCCCGCCGATCGAGAATCCGGCATAGACGCCGGCCCGCACCTTGGTGATCGCCAGCGGATCGACGACGTGCGCGCAGATCTGCGTGATGCCATGGTCATCGACCTCGGCCTCGACCACGCGCCCGGCGGCGCTCGGCTCGTGCATCTCGCGGAGCGCGGGAAAGCGCCCGTAATCGGGCAAAGCCGCCTTCATTGCCGCGGCGGTGATCGTCTCGCCCTGCTGGTCGCGCGTCTCGGAAGAGGCGATGCCCCAGACCTTGATGCTGCCGTCTTCCTGATCCTCGACCTTGGTGATCGCGCCGAATTGGCGAAACCGCGTCATGCGATGGCTGTCCTTTCGGGATGTGGGTAAGTATCGACACGTCTCTCATTTGGCTTCTGCGCACAGCCGCGTTAGGCTTCCCTTCGGTCGGATCGCGGGGGCGATCGGAACATCGGGATGGGGGCAAGACATGAGACTGAAGCCGTTGATCTTCCTAGCTATTGCTACCGGTCTCTATTTCATTGGCCGCTCGCTGGAGATGCAGGGCGATGCCGCGCCGTTCGGGGCGAACGGTGTCTCGCCCGAACGTGCGAAATATCATATTGCGGCGCTTGTCCTGATGCTCGGTGCGCTGGCGTCGTTCGTCTTCGCCGGCTGGACCATCTTCCGCGGCAGGCGCAGCTAAGGGAGTCCGCGTCACCAAGAACGCGGTTCAGCCTTCAATCGGTCTGGCCGTCACTCCCGCCACTGCATCTTCCAGCAACACCGCGCCTGCGCCGGTATACAGTATCGGCCGTGCCCCCAATCCATCGGGCAGCGGGTCATCTCCTCGCGCATGCCGCACCTCGTCGATCGCCTTCGACCCATTGCGCAGGTCGCGGTCGTCGATCTCCGATTGCACCTGCGGGTCGATGCTGGTCGCCTTGACGAAAGAGAACTCGAGATCGGCGTAACCGAACTCGATCTGGATAACGTCGTCGATCCACCGCTTCATCCACAGCTGCAGCGGCTCGAGCCCTTCCTCGAGCGAGCGCTCCTGGTCCTCCATCGCAGTCGACCGGTTCATCTGACGCACGAACGGAGTAGGGGGCAGCGAGAAGGCAAAGGCGACGATCCGTGCCAGCCATTCGTCGAACTCGTCCTTGATCGGCGCCGCCTTGAACGCCGTGAATTGTGATCCGTGCGGGCCCCAGATCAGCTTGTTCTGCTCGGCGGCATTACCGGCGATCCGGTCGTCGAACCATTGCTGCAATTCCTGGATCTTTGCCGCGTCCCATCCTTCGGGGGCATTGAGCAACCCCGCCGGCACGTTACCCTCGGTGAAATAGCTCAGTTGCGCCGCCTGGCGCCGCAGGATCGTATTGATCGTGACGATGATCTGCTCGACCGGCCCGAAGCCATAGAGGTGATGCGGCCGCACGTTCCGCGGCGCGTAGAGGAGGTCGGCATTGGTCAGGTTCGCCCAGACGACACCCTTGATCACCTGCTGATAGGCGATGTCGGTCGGCCCGCGTGGCCGCCGCCCGGTATCGTCGACCATCGGATGGATCGTGTCGCCCGGCACGATCTCCAGCGCGATCAGCTTTCCACCGCGATTGCGGCGCTTCTCGAAGGCCGGCGCGTCGAGCGTCAGCAAATCCTCCAGGCTCGACCGCATGAAGGTGGCGAACGGCGTGACGCCATCAGGCTTGCGCCAGAACCGCGTCAGCTCGGCGATGCGCGGATCGCCGGCGATCTTGGCGGCTCCGTCGACCGGCTTGATCTGCCAATCGAGCCGCTCGACCTGGTCCTTGCGCGTCTCGATCGCCAGCCGCACGAGTTCGACATTGGCGAATGCGCGCAGGGCAGGGAAGCCGGTCTGCTCGTAAGCGCGCGGTTGCAACGTCGCGTTGATATTGGGCTTGAAATCGTACCCGCGCACCGGCTGCTGCACGACCGGCGTGAGCGGGAAACCGGGGGAAAACGGACCCCAGGCATTCGCGTTGCTCGAATTGCCCCAGCTATAGGTGATGTTGGTCTGCACGCCGCCTTTGGGCATGTGTTTCTCCTTTGCCGGGCACCTCGGCGGCCCCGCAAAACGTGGCCGAATTGGTTCTATGAATGGAAGGATCGCCGTTTTTACGGCACATTGGAGCGATGAAGTTCACCATTATCTGGCTATTGCTTCTACCAGTCGCGTGCGCGACGGCGGGTTCGGTCGATCAAGCTGAAGCGGCACGGCGCGCAGAGGCGGTACTCCGCGACCGCTTTGGTAGCGCGTTCGCCGACCCGCGGCACGCCGTTCGTCATCGGGTGGAAGCCCGAGGCAAGTATTGGATCGTGCATTTCTGGGACCCGGCTCACGATGCCCTTGGCGGAGGCGGAATGGCTTGGGTCGACCGTGCTACGGGCACGGTCGATACGGTCGGCGTCGGTCAATGAAAAAGGGGTACCGCAATCGCTGGATCCACCACATCAAGCACCTGCGAACCGAACACGATACCGGCCTATTGGAGGCCGAACGGATCGCGCTGGCTGACCCCGAATGGCGCCGCTGGGTCGAACACCAGATCAACACCGACGAGCAGTGCCGCCGTATGGCGCTTCGCCATATCAGGGTATCCGGTGCCAATGCCCTGATTGAGATCGACGACGATCGCCTGCGGGTCGTCGGCGATGACCGAGGCTGATCGCCGCCGTGTTCGTCACCGCGATCGAAACATTCCTTGCCCAATCAGGTAAAAGTCGCGGGCGCGTTTGCTACCGCGCCGATGGCCTGTGGGCGTTCGTCACCGAATATTTGACCGAGGAAACCGCGGAGTGCCTGCCTTACTGGATCAACAACTATCCGCCGTCCGGGCTCTATCAAAGCCGTGGCGAAGCCGCAGCGGCGCTGCGAATCGTACTCGGCGAAATGGAGCCCATCGAGGGCGCCCGGTCGGTTGAGATCAATACGGATGTCGGACCCTATCCCGAACCTTGATCACTTCCTGGTAACCGTCACCGCATTCGCCGCCCGCACCAGATCCAAAAACCCGGCCGACGCCACCGCATCCTCCGCCGGCCAGAACGCCATCACCAGCGCGTCGGCCTTGTTCGGCGATCTCGTGCCCTCGGGCTTCTTGTCGACC